GCCCGACAGGTTGGGGCTGGTGCCGTTGCCGACCATCAGCTGGCGGTCGACGCGCTCCATCACGCCATAAGTCAGGCGGTTGTCGATGTAGGCCGCCACCGCCGGCGCGTCGGTCAGCAGGTTTTTGGAGACCTTGAGCCAGTGCGGGATCGTGCGCACGGGGTAATCGTGTGGCCCGAACGTGAGATCGGACTCGGGCTTGAGCGCGCCCTCGGACACTTCGGCGGCGCTGTTGGTCCATCCGGTCTCGCGGATGCCCTCAACAGAATTGCCGGATGCCGGCGCATGCGGCAGCGACCCGTAGATCGTCAGTGGCTTGAATGCGCCGCCGGTGACGCCCGGGATCTGCTGCGCCAGCACCGTGTTGCCGTTGGACAGGATCGTGTTCTTGACCTCGATGCGGCAGCGGGTCGGCTCGTCGGTGCGCATGGCCTTGAACTGATCGCTGAGCGCGAACTGTTCGCCGATGGTGCGGGTCTCGACCGCCGGCGCCACCGAGACGCCTTTCTGCTCGATCTCGCGCATGCGCGTGTTCAGCGCATCGATGGTGCTGGCCTGCTTTTCGAGCGCGGACTTGAGTTCGGGCGCGATGTCGCCGTTCGCCTTGACAGCGGCCTCGGCCTTCATCAGCAGCTCGGCGGCCTTCTTTTCGACATCGCGCAACTCGCCCTTGATCTCGGTGCGCAGCGCGTCGATGCCTTCGGTGATGGCGGTGGTGATTTCGGTCGTCATGGTTGTGTTCCTCGTGGTTGCGGTTGGCGGGCGATCAGCCCGGGATCTTTTGCTGGAATGCTCGCCGGATTTTCTCGGCAGTCAGTTCGGCGCCGCGATCCCCGCAGCCCAGGGCCTTGATCTTGGAAACCAGCGTCTCCGCGACAGCCCGACTCAGACCGGCCGCATCCCGCAGGACGGTCTCAATTTCTCGGATCGTGTTGGCCGCCTCGATGGCGGCCTTGATGTCTGAGATTCGCGCGCCGAGGTCGGCGGGCTCCTCCACAATGCTGATCTCGATCAGCTCGATTTCTTTCAGTTCGCGCCGGCCGTCGCCGAGGTCGCGGATCTGCACCGGGCGAAACCCGATGCTGAGGCCGTCGACAGCGCCGTGCATCATCGAAGCGCGCACGTCCTCGGCAACGCTGTGGCCGCGGGTCAGCTCGCCGTGAACCTTCAGGCCGGTGTCGTCCTCGCTGATTTCCAGCCACTTGCCGATCACGCTGCCGTAGTGATTCCAGCGCATCCGCACCGGGCGGTCGCGCTTCTTGATGGTCTTGCGGTACGCGCCCGGCAGGATCGTGTCGCCGTAGCTGTCCACCCCGCCGAACTTGGACGCATAGCCCGTGAATTGATAACCGTCCGAGCCGTCAAACTTCAGCTCAACTTCGGCGAGCGCGTAGCGCTTGGTTTCCATCACTGCAACCCCTCTTGTGTCGCCGGACGCGATTGCTGACCGGCCTTGTCGATTGGAACCATCGTTCCGTTCACGAGAAGCTGATCGCCGCCGGCGGCAGGATCCCAGCCCTCCTGTGCGCGCGCCTCGTTCGGCGTCATCACACCGGCATTGATGGCTTTTTGGTATGCGTCGAAGCGTGCGCCTTGATCCATGCGTAGCAGCGTATCAACATCAAGCTCAATCTCCCACTTGGCACGATCCTCCGGCAACAGCAGGTGCACGCACGCCGATAGCTCGATGTTTTCCAGATACGGTCGCAGGCCAAGCTTGAACCATCCCTCGATGATCTGCTGAATTCCGGAGCCCCATGCGGTCGTTCCGCTGGTGTCGTTGATGAGCACAGACGGCGTGCCCATAAAACGTGCGATGTCCTCAACCTGGAACCGGCGCGAGGTCAACAGCTCGACATCCTGCGGTGACATCGAAAGCTGCTCGTAACTCTTTGCCCTTTCGAGCACGATCAGGCCGCCGCTCGATCCCTCCGCAAGCTCGCGAAAAGAGTCTCGGTACATCTGGCGCTGTTCTGGCGTCAGCTTGTCGTCCAGCATCAGCACGCCGCTTGGCTTCATGCCGTTGCGCATCACGTCGCTGACCATGTCCTCGGTGGCTTGCGCGATGCCAATGGCGTTCATGGCGTGCGACAGCGGAGAAAGGCCGGTGATGCCGTTGCCCATCAGCTTGATATGCCAGATGCTCGATTCGGAGAATACCTGCATTCCGCGACTGTCCGTGTACTCGTAGGCGATCGCGCCGTCGCTCAGCAGCCGCACGGTCACCTGCGAGGGCATGAGCGGCAACAGGCTGACGATTTCGCCGACGCCGTTTCGCGAAATCTGCGCGTAGAAGTTGCCCCATGTCGCCAGGCACAAGCCCATCGTGGTCAGAAAATCGACCCGCGTCTGGTAGCGGTTCGGCTTCATCGCCAGGACGTTGAACAGCGGATGCGCTCGGTCCTCGATGCGGCGCCCGCCCTCGATGCGGTAGAACTTGACCGGCAAGCTACCGATCGTGTCCGCGGTCAGCCGAACGCACGCCCAAAACGCGGAAACCTGCATTGCCGTGTCGAACGTGACCGGCTTTGCGCTGCGCGTGGACCGCGCGCCGGGCTCGCCAGACTGTAGGCCGGCGATACGGCGAAGCCCGCCCAGCCAGCTGACGATAGCGTTTACCCACTGCATCGGATCAGAACCTCAGAATCAGCGGCTCGGCCGCCGTGTTGTCGGGCACTTCTTGCGCCAGCATCAGGCCCAGGGCCATCAGCAGCGCGCTCATGTCGTCGATCTTGTCCGCGGACCTGCGTTTGTCCGGCGCCATGCTCAGATTCACATCGCGGCGCGCGACGAGGTTCGACGCGCACCACGTCAGCACCGGATCGCCGCCGTGCGCGAACCGGCCGCCGATGTAGAGCCTTTCAAGCTCCTGCATCGGCGGGTGATAGCTGCGCGTGCCTTGGACAAACTCGATCATCGGCAGGTCGTCGGCGACGAGGCGGCTGACCATTTCCGTGGCGTTCCAGCGGTCGAAGGCGACGCCCTGCACGTTGAATCGTTCGCACGCATCGCGCACGGCCTGCTCAATCACCGCGTAGTCGGTGACTTCGCCCTCGGTCTCCTCCATCAACCCCTGCGCGACCCAGCTTGCATAGGGCACGCTGCCGCGCTCGGTGCGGCGCGCGACCGCTTCGGCAGGCACCCATCGGCGCCCCCAGGTCAGCACCTTGCCGTCGACACGCCACACCAGCCGCAGCGACGTGAGGTCGCCAGTGCTGGCGAGGTCCAGCCCGCCCCAGCACGGCACGGCTTCGAGCGCCGCAAGGTCGACGGCGCCGCCGCATTCCTGCCACTTCGCCAAGTTGATCCAGCCATCAGCGGCCGACGCCTGCCGGTTAAGTCGCTTGATGCGGTACTCGGCCAGCTTCGACGGCATCCGCTTCGCCTCGACCGCCTCCTTCCGAATGGCTTCGGCGAGGTGCGGATTCACGTCAATCAGCGGATTCGCCTTGATGACGGCGCGCTCATCGAAATCGTCGTCGTCCTTGTCAACCGCGTAGAACACAACCAGGAAGTGATCGCGCGTGTCGCCGAATACTCCGGCGCACAGGTTCTGGGCCATCTTCCGCAGGTCGGCCCACGGCCCGGACGGGTTGATGTAGCCCTCCGTCGTCGTGAACAGAAACAGCGGACTGCGTCGCGCGCCGGCTGCCGACTGCAGGACGTTCAGCAGATCCGGCGTCTTGTGTGCGTGGATCTCATCCAGCCCAACATGCGACGGGTTCAAACCGTCCTGCGTGCTGGCCTTTGCGTTGATCGGCTTGAACGTCCCGCCGATCTCGGTTCGGCTGATCGCGTTGGCCCAAACTTGCAGCCCGTAGGCGTCCCGCAGGTCCGGTGTCATGTCGACCATTCGCCGCGCGACGTTGAAAATGATGCGCGCCTGGCTCCCGGTTGTCGCCGCGCTGATGACCTGTGCGCCCTGCTCGTCCTCGCAGCATTCGCAATACAGCAGGATCGCCGCGGCCAACGTCGACTTGGCGTTCTTGCGCGCCACCGCGAACAGCGCCGAAGTAAACCGGCGCCGGCCGTCGAGACGCCGGAACCCAAACAGCTGGACAACGAACCAGACATGCGACACGTGCAGCGTGATCGTCGGCGTTTCCCACTCGCCTTCAACGTGCGGCAGTAGCTCGATCCAGGCGCAGGCATGGTTCGCATGCTCGCGCGAGAAAACGAACGGGGGATCGTCGGCTTCCGCGCGATCCAGGTCGCGCAAGAACCGCGCGGCCGCCTGCCGGATCAGCAGGCCGAACCGGGCGCCGCCATCATCCGCGACAGCTTCGCGGGCGTAGGCGATGGCGCGGTCGACGTAATCCAATCAGCCCGCCTCGCCCGGCTTACCGAGCGCGCCGAACTTGTTGCCGGGACGACGCTCATCACCGGCCGGCCGAACCTTGCCCTGCGATACCGGCGTCAGCCCGAAGTCATTCGCCAGCCCTCGCAACTGCGCCACCATCGAGGCGTTCGGCGCCTCACCCGCGGCGTAGAGCTGGACGACCTTTCCATGCATGGCGCAGAGGTGCGCGAGCGCGACCGTGCCGGCCTCGGTCAACAGGCGGTTCGCGACCAGGATCGGCGCCAGGCGCTCCCACTCCTTGGTGGCGTGCGCGTTCGGCAGCCAGTCCGGCGGCAGCGGGATCTCGTCGACCAGCGGCAGATCGACAAAGCTCGCCGGCTCGCGATCGGCGCGCGCGGTCCCGGCGACGACCTTGAGCGGAGTCGGTTTTCGCGGGTTCGGCATCGTTCTATTTCTGAGTCGAAAATCAGGACTTGGGAACTGACCGTGTGAAAAAAAAGT